GTTCAATGACTGACTCTGTGCGCCCATGGCATTACTTCACTCACGAGCATGTAGATGACGCTGTTCAGTCCGCCCGCATGACAATCTGTATTGAATGCCCGCATTACATAAATCTAACTAAGCAATGCTCACGCTGTCTCTGTATTATGCCTGCTAAGACTAAGATTAAAGACGCTTCTTGCCCTGATGGGCTTTGGTAGATGCCGCATTGCGACACTTTCTACACTGCCTAAACCCCTCTGGACGGATGTAAGTGTTCTCTGGGGTGAACTCATGGCCATGTTTACAGTGAGTGCCAGCATTATGTTTATTCATGCGTCCCTTAGCCTTACAATCATCCATGTTGTCCTTTTGTGTCCCTGGCTTTAGATGAGCGGGGTTAATACAGCGTCCATTGTCACAGGAGTGTAGGAGTATCTTACCTTCGGGAATCGGCGCAACAAACACTTCATATGACACACGATGAGCAGAATGCATCTTTCTGCCAATAGAGATTTGACTATAACGACCATGAACCTTGTCGGGTTTAAACAACCAACAATCATTGTCATCAATAATAATATCCTTCAGTAGTCTTTCTTTAATAGTTAAATTTAATTTAGGCATGATGTTCTCCTCTATACAATGTGTAACCTTAGTATAGCATAAGAAGTGAGTGGCGGCAAAGAACAATGATTAATGCTTACCTAGATAACAGATAACACCAATACCATACCAATGCATACCAGTCAATACCCAGTGAGTAGGTAAGGGGGTACCCCATGGGGGGTAGTAGGGGTATATAATTAAGATACTATCTATTAGGAGATAGCCAAACAACTATTTTCAAATGACCCCTACCTAGTTGCTTCAGGGACCCTTTCATTCATTAATAATTCTTTATTATTCTAATTAATCCCTATACTTCAATTCCCATTTCATGCTATAATGTAGTTATGGCAAATGACAAAGAACGACTATTATCAAAAATAATCATTAATCCTTCAGGATGCTGGATATGGCAAGGTGCCAAACTAGATAACGGTTATGGCTACTTCTGGTTCCGCAATCGCAACTGTAACGCCCATAGAGCATCCTTTATTATCCACAAGGGCGAAATACCACAAGGTGCCGTTATACGCCATTCCTGCGACACTAGAGCCTGCATTAACCCTGAGCATCTGTTGATTGGTAGCCAGCAGGACAACATGGATGACTGCAAGATGCGTCACCGTCAGGCAAATGGTGAGCGTCACGGTATGGCTAAATTAAACCAAGAACAGGTTATTGAAATAAAAAAACTTTATGCCGAAGGTGTAGCGACAAAAGCAGACTTGGCTAGAAAGTTTGCAGTTAGCCACAAAATGATTCGCAATATTGTAAATGGGAAGAATTGGACCCATCTAGGTAATGACCTTGCCTAACTATAGGGATTATCACATTTTTTTTGACCCGAAGGACTTATATGGCTAAAAATCAAAAATATCTGCTGACGCAGCAACAGGAAGAGTATTTGGAGTGGTTACTCACTCCGAAGGATTCCCGCAACCCCAAAACCAAAAAAGCATGGGCTGAGGACCACGGCATCCATTTTAATACTTTACAAGTATGGGAGAAAAGAAAAGATTTCCAAGAGCGTTGGAGTCTAGGCGTTAAGGGGCTTACAGAGTCTCCTGAGCGCACTCAGAGCCTTCTGGATGCTCTCTATGTCAAAGGCATTGCTGGTGATGTGCGTAGTGCCGAACTGTACCTAAAAGCCACTGGTCAAATGGCGAGCCAGCAAAACATCAACATCAAGACCGAGACATCTGTTAAAGAGTTGTCAGACGAAGAACTGCAGACCCTTATTATTGAGATGAGTAAGAATAAAATTAATAATAAACCCATCCCAGATATTGAGATTGTAGAGGAAGACGCATGAGAGTAGGTTGGGCAGCGCCAGGGTCAAACACCTATCAGGGTACTAATGCCAATTTGCATGTTCAAATTATGAACACGCTCAAGCGTCAACTCCAGACCCAATCAGACCAACTTCAATTAGACCACCAGCAAGAAGATGTCGTGGATGGCGGTAATGCTGCATCTATTCAATTTCACTTTCTTCTCAGCCCCACCATATCTGACAACGGGGCGACATTAACTACACAGATTTTCCACTTTGATGCCAATTCTGGTGCGAGTGGTTCAGCAACTTGGATATTTCCAGAAAGACTTTAGGAGAATTATAAAATGGCTGTTTTGCTACAAATTCGCCGTGATACTGCGGCTAACTGGACCGCTGCTAACCCTGTACTCATGGCAGGCGAAATGGCATTGGAATCAGACACAAATAAAATAAAAATCGGAGATGGCACCACTAACTGGAACTCATTGCCCTACTTCACAGTAGGTGCCACTGGTCCAACAGGTCCGACTGGCTACACAGGTCCTACTGGTCCTACTGGAGATACTGGACCGACAGGCTGGACAGGACCCACTGGATGGACGGGTCCACAAGGAGTAACAGGACCAACAGGAGACACTGGACCTCAAGGTATTGTTGGACCAACTGGTGTTCAAGGTGACACTGGTCCTACTGGTCCACAAGGAATTATCGGACCAACGGGTCCTCAAGGCGATACTGGTCCCACTGGTTGGACAGGACCTATTGGCGACACAGGACCCACTGGGGATACTGGACCAACAGGTTGGACTGGTCCTATTGGTGATACTGGACCAACGGGAGATACTGGTCCTACTGGCTGGACTGGTCCCATTGGGGACACAGGTCCCACTGGAGCAACAGGCGACACAGGTCCGATTGGTGACACTGGACCTACGGGATGGACGGGACCGATTGGCGATACTGGACCTACTGGGGCAGCATCAACTGTCACAGGTCCAACTGGACCAACAGGACCACAGGGTCAATCATCTTCTTTTTATGATTATAAAGCCAATACAACAATTACATCTGGTGACCCTGGCAACACATACCTAGCATGGAACAATGCCGTACAAACATCAGCAACATCACTTCTTGTTGACCATATTGACAAAGATGGCTACGACATCCACATCTTCTTGTTGCTCTTGGATACTGGGGACCATGTAACTATTCAAGATTCAGGAAACTCTCTTAACTATCAAAAATGGGATGTAACTGGTACTCCTACTGATTTCGGTGGTTACATTGAGATTCCAGTAACTTTGGATTCATCTTCTGGAACTGGTACCACTGGATTTAGCAATAACCTTAATGTTCTGTTTGTAACAGTTAACCGTGGTTCAACAGGACCAACTGGACCGACAGGTGATACTGGTCCAACGGGATGGACAGGTCCAATTGGAGACACGGGACCAACAGGTGCTGCATCTACAGTAACTGGACCAACAGGTGCCACTGGAGACACGGGTCCGACAGGACCAATTGGTGACACTGGACCAACAGGACCGATTGGACCTACTGGACCTACTGCTGCTGCATTTACTGGTTATAGCGGTGAAATTCATGTCAGCCAAGGAAGTGGTAATGACACCACTGGTAATGGCTCACTATTGAATCCAGTTGCAACAATTGCCAAGGCAATCACATTGATGACCGCATCAGCAAATACAATTGTCTTGCACCCTGGCCAGTATCCAGAGAACCCAACATTTACAAGCAAGGTTCTCATGCGTCCATCAGAGGGGTATCAGGGAACTGATGGTCCTTGGATTCAGGGAACTTTGACAATCACCACTGGTGCGACAACCTCGCAAATCACTGGCATTGTCATCAACCAAGTAGATGTTTCTGGTACTGGAGTTGCTGCATTCTTTAACTTCTGCAACATCACCACAATTAATAAGTCATCAACTGGTAACTGTAGATGGACTGGTGGTCAACTTGGACTCGGTGGTTCAATCAATGTCACTGGTTCTGGTGGAACAACGCTGGAAAACCAAACCTACATTGGCTCTCCAACTATGAACAGTGCTACTGGAAGTTTAATCATGGTTAACAGCAGAGTAATCATTAACCCAGTTAATACGACTGGAAACATGTTTATTGTTGCTTCATCAGTGTTTGGTACTGGTACCTATGCTGTCACTCAGGCAGCAGGTAATTTGCAGATTGCAAACTCGCAACTTTACAATGCTACTGGAACGGCGTTACGACCAGTTGATATCAATGGCGGAACTTATTCAATAATTAACTCATTGTTGGATTACACAGGTTCTGACTTTACTGGTGCAACCAATGCTAACCCGAACGCACACAGCGCATATGTAACTGCCGACAAGTTAATTACTCGTGGTGGTGCATCTACACAGTTTGTGAAGGGTGACGGAAGCCTCCAGAACGCAGCAGATATTTGGTCTTCTGCTCAAACAATTGGAGTAATTCCAGCAAGCACTACATTGACCTCTGCTGCAGCGGGAGTATTCAACAGAGTTACAAACTCAGCAACAATAACAGTTGATACAACCACTGCTTTTGCAATTGGTCAATCTGCAGACTTTATTAGAGAGTCTGGTGCCGTGGCTTTTGCTGCAGGTGCTGGTGCAACAATTTATGCAACTCCAGGATTAAACATGAGAGCAACATATTCGGTTGTAACACTCACTTGTATTTCAACAAATGTTTATGCACTATTCGGAGACTTAAGTTGATATGGCAGTACATCATGGTAGTAGTAGACCGAAGTTTGCACCGACAGTAGTACCTCAGGCAGCAACTAATTTTAATCAAGACCAATTTACTGCTAGCGCATATGTCGCTGCAAATGGGTATGACACAACTGTTTATTTTGATTATTCAACTAGTTCATCTTTTACGCCTGGTAGTTACACAACTGTGGTCTATTGGTTTACTGTTACTGGCTATGGTTTAAACTATCCTTACTACAACACAACTGGATTAACACCGAACACAACTTACTACTACCGTTGCCGTGCGGTTAATGCAATCGGTACAACGATTGGTGCTACTAATTCATTTACTACTTGGTCACTGAAAACCTACACCAACACAACTGCTGGTTCATACACGGTTTCCATTCCATCAATTACTCCATATCTTGGTCCAACAATTGCACCAACCATCTACAACATGCTTCTTTATGGAGGCGGTGGAGGAGCCAACTACGGTGGAGGCGGTGGAGGCGGATATCGTCTATTTTCTTCTCATCAATCATCTACTGCTGGAACACAAAACATTTCAATCACCATTGGTGGTGGAGGCGCAGCAGGAAACGGCGGTGGAGGAACTGGTACTGCTACAGCAGGCGGTAGCACAACTTTAACTATTGGTTCAACTTCATGGACTGGTGGAGGCGGAGGAGCAGGACAGCATCCTGGAAACTGTGGTGCTCCATTTGGTACTGGCGGTGCGGTTGGTTCTGGTTCTAACCCTGCATATGGCGGTGGTAACAATGCTTATGGTTGGTACCGAGTATGTTCACAAACATACATCTGTACCGAATATAACAAACTTAATGAATGTATTAATGGTTATTACCAAGACAACTACTGTTGGGACTGTGGATACTACGCATGTGGTGGAGGCGGTGGAACAGACGCTGGTGGTGCGTCAGCATGCTGCCATAACACATCAAGCCAAGTAGGTGGAAATGGTGGTGCAGGCGGTGGAGCATATGGGCTACGAGGCGGAAATGGTGGAGGCGGTTATGGAACACAGGGCAGTGGTTCTGCTGGTTCTGTTCCAGCAGGCTCTGGTTCAATCGTAGGTACTGGCGGTTCGCACTTTGGCGCAGGTGTCGCAGGCGGAATTACATTTCAATACTATGGACCATAACGAAGGATTAATATGAAACCATTTACATTAGAAGTCATCAAAGACTACAAACTCTTTTATATTCTTAAGAAAATAGATGCAAATGCACAACGCATTGTTTTGTCGCATCAACAGTCACACATCAATGCTGTAGTTATTGACTATGAACTTTTCCGCATGGCGGACAACAGCGTTATGATTGCATTCAAGAATCCATTTCCACGAACTCCTGATTACAACTATATTGCGTCAGACGGAAGAACGGAAGAGATTATTCCAATTCAATCATTTGAACGAATTGTAAAGCATTATAAACTAGGACCAGAAGTGCATGCAACTGGAACATTTGTTTTTACTGATTCAACAATAGACAGACTTGCTGTACAAGACTGGCGCTGTGATAATCAGAAGTTCGGTCCCAAAGCATGGGCGGCATTAACAGAAGAAGGTCCATTTCTCACAACTGGAATAGACAATATTGATATTTATGAACCTATTTTTTCTCTTGTTGGAACTGGTCATATTATTTATTTGAAACAAAAAGTTCGTTCTGATAATTCAGATGAGATTCTTAATAATTCTTATACGCCATTTGCATGTTACACACTTGCCGAAACAGTAAAACTAACTCTTGAATGGGCAGCAATGAATAATGCGACATTCAATAACTACGAAGATATTGCAGTTAAAGCAAGAAAGTTTACTGAGCGTCTTGGCATCACAGAAGATTTAGTAGCCAATCAACCAGACATGCAGGTGTACGAATACCTTAAGGGTAATCCAAATGCACGACAAAGACCAGATAGCGTACAAGCAATGTCAGATGAACTGGATAAATTCATTCAAAACAATGTTTCTTATTTTACTTTTAGCAAACTCATTTCGCTAAATCCAACAGCATGGAATTTAAATGAGGTTCTTGAATATGAAAAAGAATACGCAAAACAAGAATGGAAAGAATATTTAGAAAAGTTCCATGTTCTTGAAGAAAAAGAGTATGGAGATACCGATGGAGTCTACGCATACATTGAAGAGCATCTGCCTAATACGCTGATGTTCGTTCGTATTTTGTTCGGCATCCTGAGTATTAAGAAGGAAATACTAGAAGGACTTGCATAATGCAATTAGAAGAATTAGTTAATGAATATAACTTTAGAAAATGCCGTGGACCAGAAAATGCAACCGATGAAGAACTACTTGAAGCGTTTGTCTTTTTCTGCAATAACTACGCATATATTAAGCATCCGAGTCAGGGTAGGATTCCTTTTAATCTACGAGAGGCTCAGATTGAAACTGCCAAAGCGTGGATTGAAAAGCGTTACACGATAGTTCTTAAATCTCGTCAGATTGGCTTCTCTACTCTTGCTGCAGCGTATGCATTTTGGCTGACATTCTTCCAGCCTGACCGATTCGTGGTCATGCTTTCAAAGACCGAGCGTGAAGCAACAAAGTTGTTAGGCAAGACTAAGTACATCTACAAGTTCCTGCCTGACTGGATGAAGTTGTCGGGTCCGCAATTGATTTCAAACAATGTTCTTAAAATGACATTTGATAATGAATCAGTAATTGAATCATTGCCATCTGCTAACGAGCCTGCTCGTGGTGAGTCCGTGTATCTCGCCATCATTGACGAAATGGCATTCTTGCCTAACCCTGAAGAAGCATGGGCATCCATTGAACCTATTGCCGATGTTGGTGGTCGTGTTATTTGTCTATCCACGGCTAAAGGTGAAGGCAACATTTTCTTTAATCTTTGGCATGGCTCACAGACTGGTACCAACCGATTCCACGGAATCTTCTATCCATGGTCAGCAAACACAGACCGTGATGAGGATTGGTATGAAAAGCAAAAGGCTGAACTTCCTACTTGGCAGTTGCATCAGGAATATCCATCCAATCCAGAAGAAGCGTTTATTCGTTCTGGTCGCCCCGTCTTTGACATTGATGCTTTAAATCGTCAAGATACAGAAAGACCCAAGACTGGAATATTAAAGAAACTAGATGAATCAGTTAATGCTTGGAGATTTGAGTCCTGTGGTGGACCGCTATCAATCTGGCAGTTGCCATTGTATGGGGCTACCTACTGCATCGGAGCCGATGTCGCTGAAGGTCTAGCCCGTGGTGACTATTCGTCAGCCCATGTCATTGAGGCTAGGTCTGGGCTTGTTGTTGCATCATGGCATGGACATGTGGACCCAGATAAATTTGGCGAAGAGATTTTGCTACCTCTGGGGTATTTCTACAACACGGCACTTGTTGGCGTTGAGTCCAACAACCACGGATTGACCACTCTAACGGCGCTGAACAAATTAAATTATCCAAACCTCTATAGACAGCGCAGGCTTAATAAAGTCCGTGCAGAAGCCTCTGAGACGCTCGGTTGGCGTACAACTACCCTGTCCAAGCCATTGGCAATAGATGAACTAAATGCCAGCCTCCGTGACGGCGAGTTAGAACTCCGCTGTGAGTACACCATTGCCGAACTTAAAACCTTCGTGCGTGATGATAATGGTTCTACTCATGGCTCCCCTCATGATGACCGTGTAATGTCGTTAGCAATTACAAGACAAATGCTTAAATTTGTATGGCTAGCCGAATACCGAGTTTCAGATGAAAAGCCTTGGGGAAGCCTAGATTGGTGGGCAGGCAAGGTGAAGAGGGCTGAACCCGAAAGAGAACGCTTCTATATTGGGGAGCACAACACATACTAAGGGCAATCGCCCCTTAAAAAATCAAAACTTGGGTCAAAGGTAATGACTTTGACATAATTATAGGAGATTAACCATGAATTTATGCGAATGCGGACGAAATTTAAAGACAGAGGCTGACCACAGCAGGGGATATTGCTTTGCCTGCCATGTTGGAAGCATTAATTTCGGATTTGTTGAGGGCAAGGAAAGATTCCATGGTCCGACCATCCGTGAACGCCAGCGTCAGTATGAAGATACTCCAGCGTTTAAAGAGGGCAAGATTGAAAAAGTCCCAGCACGCAAGGAACTCATCTAATGGAATGGCTGGTCCCTATTGCTGTTGCCATTATTGGCGGACCAGTTGTCGTTCTTCTTCAGCAACTACGCAAAGAGAACACCGAACAGCATGCAGAATCAAGAGAACTTTTAAAAAGAGTTGCCGACAGAGTTGAAACAGTTGACGAAAAGTTAACTAGTCATATTGATTGGCATTTAAAGAAACCAGTAAGGAGCAAAGCCAATGGCAGCAAAAAAGAAACAGCATAGAGGATTTAAGGCAGTCCAGAAAGAGATTGCAAAGAAGCAAGGTGTCAGTATGGAAGCAGCAGGAGCAATCCTCGCAGCAGGTGCTCGCAAGGCAAGCCCAGAGGCAGTAAGAAAGAATCCACGCCTAGCAAAGATTTCTGGCGTTAAAAAGCCAGCACCAAAGAAGAAGAAGTAATGCCAGCAAATCCTAAATATAACAGTGAAAAGTCAACGACTACTCCAGTTTGGGACACAAAGAACCCAAAAAAGAAGTCCAAGAAGTTGTCTCCCTCCCAAAAAGCCAAAGCCAAAGCAAGCGCCAAGAAAGCAGGAAGACCCTACCCAAACTTAGTTGACAACATGAACGCAGCAAAGAAATCAACTGCTAAGAAAGCACCAGCAAAGAAGAAGAAATAATGGCATCAGAACTATGGCAGAGAAAAGCAGGGCAAAACCCTAAAGGTGGTCTCAATGCTGCTGGCGCACGCTCTGCTGGAGTTAAAACTGGAGTTAAGAATTATTCTAAGGCTTCAGATAAAGATAAGAGACGATGGATTTCATGGGCAAGGAGATTCGCAGCAGTGGACAATATTCCACCGCTAAAGAAGCCCAATGGAGAACCAACAAGATTTGCACTTATGTTTAACGCATGGGGAGAACCAGTGCCGACAACAGAAGCAGCAGTTAGGGCGGTCGCTAAGAAAGCACTTGCTCGCAAAGAAGCACTAGACCGCAAGGATGGAAGAATATGAAAAACTCAGAAACCCCAATGGGGACCGCATTTAAAATCGCAATTGAAATTGGTGGCGGGGAAGAGCATGAAGAGGGCTACGAAGACAGCCCTCATATGAAAAACAATGTCAAGTTGGCACCAGCAGAGGAAGACTTTGTTGAGGCTCTTTACGAAATTGTTAAAGAGTATGGCAAGTTGGCAGACAACGATGGTAACGGCATCTGGGTTGGCTATGTGCCAGCATCACAGAATAAAGAGAACGCAAGCATTGGAGTCAAGTGCTCCAACTGTGCTTTTTATTGCAAAGAGATGAATGGCTGCCACATCATCAAACAAGAAATAGAACCAGAAGGTTATTGCCGACTAGCAGCAATCGGTGAAGGTCTCGTGAAGGGGAGAAAGTAAAATATGGCAAGACAGTCAAATTCAGATAAATTAAGTCGTTACCGTTCAAAGGTAGAGGCTTCTAGAAAGTGGAGGCAGAATGAGCAATACGACAACCTATGGACACGACTCATTAACCTCTATCGTGGCAAGCATTATAGAGGAAATATTCCAGGTGACCGCCTATTGGTTAATATTTCTTTTTCAACAATCAATACTCTTGCCCCAGCAGTTAGTATCGGTCGCCCAAAAATCCTAGTTAATCCACGCCGTCCTGAAGATGGCGATAAAGCAATTCTTACTGAAGCAATTATTAACTACTGGTGGCAACACTATGGATGCCAGCCAGAGTTTCAGCGTGCAGTTAAAGACTCTTTGATTATTGGTCATGGCTGGATTAAGACTGGTTATCGCTTCGTTGAAGAAAAGAAACTTGACGACATTGAAGACACTGCCGATGAAGCAGCAGAAAACATTCCTACTGGTCAAGTGGAATCAGTTATGGTTATCCGTGAAGACCGCCCATTCCTTGAGCGTGTTGACCCCTTTGACATGTTTGTTGACCCAGATGCAACCTGCATGTCAGATATCCGTTGGATTGCACAGCGTTCACGCCGTCCATTAAAGGATGTGCAGAATGACCAGCGTTATGATTACGCAGCCCGCAAAGAAGTAAGTGCATCATCATATTCAAAATGGGGCAATACAAACAGTGGTGCAGCAAATGTAAACTACACATACTCAGACGATGAGGCTTACTGCGATGTCTACGAATATTATGACATCAACGCAGGGACAATGAGCATCTTTGCCGATACTGGTGGAGACAAGTTCCTTGTTAAGCCAACCAAGATTCCATATGTATTTGGTCATCCATTTGTCATGCTTCGTGACTATGACATTCCAAACTACTTCTACCCAATGGGTGAACTTGAAGCCATTGAGCCTCTCCAGTTGGAATTAAACGAAACTCGTACACAGATGATGAACCACAGAAAGCGTTACTCACGCAAGTGGTTGTTCAGCGAATCTGCATTTGATGACTTTGGTCGCAATGCTCTGGTATCAGATGATGACAATGTTATCGTTCCTGTTAAGGGAAATGAAAACTTAAATAATGTTATTGTCCCCATGCCAGCAGTCATTAACCCGCCTGAGTTCTACAACCAGTCTTCGTTGATTACAAACGACATTGACCGTGTATCAGGTATTTCCGAATACCAGCGTGGTGCAATTCCAGAAACAACTCGTACTGCTCGTGAGGCTTCAATTATTGCTGAAGCATCCAATGCACGAGTATCAGAAAAACTGGTAAGCATTGAAAATTCAATCGCTCACTGTGCAGAGAATTTAATTAAACTTGCACAGCAGTTCATGACAGAGGAACAGACCATCCGTGTTATCGGTACCGAGAATGCTCCAGTCTGGCTGAAGTTTGACAAGGATTACATCAACGGTGAATTTGACTTTACTGTTGAGGCTGGCTCTACTGCTCCACGCAATGAGGCTTTCCGCCGTGATATGGCAATGCAGATGGTTTCGGCACTGCAACCATTTGCTGCTGCTGGCATCGTGAATATGGAGAAGTTGGCTGAATATGTCCTTGGTACTGGATTTGGTGTTAAGAATCCAGAATCTTTCCTCATGGCACCTCCTCCTCCACAGGGCGGTCCAGAAGGTATGCCCCCTATGGGACCAGAGGGTATGCCCCCAATGGGTCCAGAAGGAATTCCTGGTCTTACTCCAGAGATGATGGCTCAGGTTGAAGCAGAGATGGGTATGCCTCCTCAGGGCGGTGCACCAGCACCACAGGGAGCACCAGCACCACAGGGTCAGATGGCTCCTCCAAGTGAAGAAGAACTGATGGCTGTTTTGCAGGCTTTGCAGGCTGGCGAAATTACAATTGAAGAACTTCCCCCTGAAATAGCACAGGCTCTAGACGAGATGCTTGCTTCACAGCAGGGACCAATGCCACAGATGGCACCAGAAATGGGTGCACCAATGGCACCACAGGGCGAAATTCCTCAAGAAATACTAGCAATTCTTGACGCACTACAGTCTGGGGAAATTACCCCCGAACAGATTCCACCCGAAATAATGGAACAGATTATGCCGTTCCTTGAGGGCGGTAGGTAATAAAGATTCTAATAGATAGGGAACAATCTCTAACGAAGGAAGAGGACTCCAAAAATGACAGAAGAAAACTTTATTAATGACACTATTGAAACTGTAGACACCCCCATTGATGGACAAGGTGTTGAAGCGGAAGTAGTCGCAGACGCAACCGAAGAGGACATAGACCTTTTTGACTATACCCAGTACGCCGATAAAGGTGTAAGACTGCAAGTCAATGGCGAAGAGGTAGTTATTCCACTACAGGAAGCACTTGCTGGATACCAGCGTCAAGCGGATTATACTCGC